TACCCATGCACTGGAATCTGGTGGCAGTTCGTCTGCTGCGTGGCGGCGTCCCCTAAACAACGGGGATTTTCCAGAAATCGACGGGATTTCCACATCTCTTATACCTACTACGTCAGTAATACGACGCAAGAGGTTGGAGTGCACCCACCTGGGTGCAGCGTGGTTGTCCTTTAGGAGCCTGGCGCCAATGTATATGGAATAAGATGGAATAAGATGGTCCACCTTAGACACGTAGTACTTCGTGCGTGTCTTCTGTCCATATGTCTGGAATGTCCACATGCTTGTGCGGTGTTTAGCCGCTCTCGCAGTATAGCATTCCCTACCATGGGGCACACCGATCAGATCGCACTTGCAGTGTTTCGCAAGTGTGACTTCGGAAGTCCTGTGATAGTAGACTTTGCCTTCCCAGTCACCTAGTAGGTGACCATCACCATAGCCGTCGGGTCCAAAAACCCTAAAGCCAGGGGGAATCAAGTCTAAGAACCATTCGGCCGCCTCAAAATCCCCACAACGGTAGTAATGATTGTGGAGGAGATAAAGGCGCCGGTATGACACATTGCCGCGCAGAAACGCAGGCCTTACTGCATATCCCGAATACCAATCAGCGCCGCAGCTCTCCCGAAAAGGACCATGGGCAAAGCTCTTTCGAGGGTTTACCTCAAGTCCCAAATCTCGCAGAACATCGCGAAAAAAGGAGAAAGCAGCGGCTGGGATGATGATATCATCACCATAAGTGGAAACCGGTCCGACGATCCTTAGATATTCCATCGTTGCCTCTGCGAGGCAATGAAACGTGATGGATTCAACAGGAAAGGTCGTTCCGTTGCCCATCCCGGCATACGCCTGCATATGGAAAGTTGTACCTTCATACGCGGTGTATCCAGATCTAATCGAGACCAAGGTCTCAAACCAGTCTGGAGGCCAGGTGTGCTCAATCAGCCCAAGGGCTAAAAGTCCACTTGCATTGGTAAGGTCGACGGTTGCAATCCCGCCTGTTATAGACCCTAGGCGTGCCAGCTCCCTATTACGGGACTGGTCGCTGAGGTCGATACCTGCACGTTTGCAGCGAGTGCGCAAGAGATCACCGTACCCATTCTGAACGAACTTGTTCATGTCGGGCTCGATGGTTATTACTCGCATCGCTGCAGCGTCCTTCGAGACGAAGTCCAATCGTGACCGGTGAACGGTCAACAGAAAGGAGTCTGTAGAACTACAATCCTCCATCAGGAATGATTGCAATCCAGGGACAGTCGCCAGGATCTCGCCAAGGAGCGGATCACTAGCCAACTCTTCACTGCAATGACTCAATCTCGCTATTAGTCTGCGGATTTCTGAGTCTTTCTTCTTCGTACTTGTCGAAG